GTTTGTTTGAAGCCAATTGCCGTTGGCGAAACGCTGATCATATGACCACAGTGAGATTTACATGTCCTTTTCCAATAATTCGTACAGGGGCTCGTCCACTGTATCGAAAACATTTGACCTTACATAACAGTTTAGCAAATCCTCCAACTCGTCGAGGTATAGAGAGTAGAATTCAGCGATCCAATCGCTAAAAGTGTCTATGTCGACGAGAACTTTTTCATGTGTGATGGCATGAAGCAGTTTTTCCGGAGTGTCGAGGCCGCTCGTTCGAGCGAACCAAGTGAAGTCGGAATTGTCTTGGTAAAAATTGTTATCCTCACTTTCATAACGAGCTATGAATGCTGAAGATATAACGGGACAATGCCGGAATTCGTAAGCGTATGACAACGCTTTGCCTGCCATGTATTGAGAATCGGAAACGGCGGGATTCTTGACGGCTTTGACGTTGAAACGCGCCAAAGCTTTCCCGAGTTTGGGTAACATGCATGGTGTCTCACCCTGCGTGATGAAACGGCGGCTGAGGAACGTGGATTGGCCGTTCAACTCAACCATCATTGCCTTCAAGACCATTTTGAACAAAGAAACGGTCTCGACCCAGATGGCAATGCTAAAAACACCGACGATACTTGCTAAAATATCGTCACCAAGTATCATAGCCAGGCCGCGTGGAACTTTCTGATAGTCGCAAGCAACACCAAACATTGTGAGGTTGTACAATGAGTTGCGTGGGGTGGTGCTAGTAGTACCGGTGGCCAACTGGTAAGAAAGCCACGCTTTTAAACCGTGTGTGTAAGACACGACTTTGTACTGTTCAAGTGCGATCAGAAGGTCGCGGAACCATTTTGGCATATTCAACTTTTTCAACCACGCGTCGTAAATTAATGCGACGCGTTTACGCTGCTCACGATCGTTGCGTGAGAAATCGCCTTCAAGGTATTGGTCGCCACAGTGGGGCGATGTGACAAATTGGCTGATTGCCACATCATTAAGCTTGTAAGCGAAGTCAACGGTCAGTCCAGCAAACTTGACAGAGTGCTGGTCGTGCCTGAAGAGGTGACACGCGCGTTCCATAACCACCATGGAGGGTGGGCCAGTGACACTATTGAAAGCGTCAGTACCAGCATATATGATGCGCGGAGCCCATTCAGGATCGCCCCGTTTAAGTAAGACTTCGCGTTTGACCGACAAGTTCTTAACACCGAGTTGTTTTGGGTCCAACTCATCCAATTCCGAGTAAGCTAGTTGCATTCTATCACGCTTCGCCTGATCGAACTTCTCCATCCAACGCTCGCGGTCAGCAGCGTTTTCGTCCCAAGGTTCATGGACCTGGGGGAGTTCTTCAATCAATTCCATACTTCTACGGAAGACCGAGTCAGCGATGTCGTCGTCCTCCTCTGCTAAGAAGTTCGACCGTTTGTTGAAAGCGGCGATAAAACTGTCGAAATCGTTGTTGGTCACAACAGGAATCTGTTGTTCCATGACCGATCCCAAAATGTTTATTGGATCGTCAATGACTTCGTATTCCGGGCGATCGTTGTCAACGATTTCGCAGGGAACAGCAGCAGTAAAATCGCGCACGGGCACGACGGTGGCACGAGGCCCTATATCGTCGTAGGTGTATTCAGCTCCATCGCAACACACGTTGACGTGTGCTGCGGGACGAGCAGCCGCTCGATTGGTGTTTTCTATCGAGTGTAACTGCCTGTAGAGCGAACGCATGCGGTGAATGCGGGGTGGGGTTGGGTT